GACTCTCTTAACAGCACAACGTCTACTTTTAGACACAGGTAACCTCAACGTTTTTCACCAGAGCATCGGGTCCTTGACCCTTTTGGATGATTACAGACGTTGGCGTGACAGGGTTTTCGCTGATGAACTATTTAAAGCGGAAGCTAACGGAGAAGCAACAGATAGCCAAGGTGGATATTTTTATCCAGGCGGTAAGGCTAAGAGTGGCTCTGCTCCATTCATTAGTTATGCAGCAAACGCTTCAGGTAAGTTCGACGTAAAAACCGACTTGCTTCAAGTTGTTAAGGACATGCGTAAGCGCAACGTTCCAACTTTTGCTGATGGCTACTACAGATGTATTGCTGATCCAACAGCGATGATGCATCTTCGTCAAAACGAGGCGTTCAGAGAAATAGCTCGCTATGCAGGAAACGGAATGGTTAACCCACTCCAGCCTGAGCAAGCTCCTAACGCCAACTTCTTCCAAGGTATGGGTCCTGCTTATGGACAAGCTGGATTTGTAGCTGGTCAGCCGGTGATGCCTACCGGATTTTTGTTTGAGGGCGTAAGATGGTTCGAATCAACCAACTTGCCTGAGAAATCTTTACAGGTAACAATTACTGACGCGAGCATCACTAATACAGTGACAACCGCTGCTCCTATGCTCTTCTTTGGCCCTCAGGCTATTGGTGTAGGTATTGGTGGTAACAACGCTCAAATTCTTCTTAATAATAACGACGATTTTTCGCGCTTTATTATTATGATTTGGTCCCTCTTTGCTGGGTTCGAAATGCTGAATAAGGATTTCGTGACTTGTGCCTTCAGTTTCGTTTACTAAGGTATTTATCACATGGCAAAGAAAATCTTTCCCGGCAACTGGGTTGCCCAATTAAGTAGCTACCAAGGTCAAGGCGTTGTGTCTGAGCCTGGTCGTGTTTACTTTCAGAAGACAGGTTACGCACTAGTTAATTCAACTGGTGGTACATCTTTTGACGTCGTCATTCCTAGCCCAGACCTCAGAGGAGACGACAAAGCTCGTGCAGACATCACAGGATTAACATTGCCAGCTGGCGCTAATGTTTACTCTGTTGGTATTCGTGTACCTGACGTTCGTAAGGACAAAGGAGTTGGAACAGCTACTTCTGGTCTTGTTGGAACTAACACCAACAGATTGAAAGTTGCTGATGCTATCGGAAACGATGCAACTATCACAGCTACTAAAGTTGCTTCTAACTCTGCAGATCTTGCAGTAGGAAGTACAACTATCGCTCCTGGAACTTCAGTAACTGGCATTGTTACAGCAGCTACCTTGTCTGGTGCTGAGACTCTTAAGGTCTATGTAACTGACAGTACAGGAACATCTGCAGGTTCTGCTTTAACTTCAACTGCAAGTGGTGGTACATACCTCATCGTTACTGTCTCATACTTCGTTGATGATGCAGTACCTAACAGTGAGGATGTTGGAACTCCATACGTGGTTGAGCAAGGCGCATAGTTGGATTAATTAGTTTTTATCCCTACAATGAAGGACATCTGGTATCGGATGTCCTTTTTTTGTGTTATGACGCTTTATCAAAATCAAAAGACTGGTCAAATTGTTGAATTCATATCCCATCACGACAAGGATTGGGCAATGGTTAAGAACAATGCAGGCCAAGTTGTTTATGTAGCATTAGCTGACTTAGTTTCCTACGAGGCTGGCAAAGGTCGCACAGGACAAACTATTGAACCTCAGACAGCGGAAGATCATAAAGACGAAGACAAGATGCCCGAAAGTGTTATTCCTGTGGATACTCGGTTAAACGTGAACGCAGCGACAGCCGAAAATATTGCGAAAGCTGTAAAAGGCATTGGTTATGCAACAGCTAAGAAAATAGTCGAGCTTAGATTATCTCTACCTGGCGAAAGATTTAAAAATTTAGAACAGCTTAAGAAGATTAGTAGAGTTGATTGGGATACTATTATTGCAGAAGATCTGATCTACGTTGCATAATTCTCGTACAATAAAGAATAGGTTGCATTTACTAGCCATTGGAGCTTAACGACTACGACAAAAGCCGTTGTCGGTTTCATTTGGGCTACAACACCGGAGCTAACCTCCCAGCTGGCGATATTGCCAGAGTGGAAGAAGCTATGGCTCGTATCCCGGATTCTTATTTCTATAACCGGACAACCGAGCACTTAGATCGCTGTGACAAAGCCTACAAGGTTTCACAGATATTTAAGACAGAATCACAGCCACAACCCAGTCGAATTCAGCGAATTGTAGGAGACTCGAATAGAGCGATCTATCAGTCAGATCCTATGAAAGCTGCTAAAGACTACTGGGAAGTATACTTACGAGAAGTCGATCAATTAGCAGAAACATTATATGTTGCTAATTACAGGCGTAGTGACGTGAGACGTTACGCTTTCGAAAGATCAGGCGCAGAGTTTATTATGGCTGTAAAGGGACCAGCAGATACAGCGGTTGGAACCAGGATCTCTCAAGCTGTTGGCTCAATGAACTGGAGGTAACTATGGCACGACTACCTAAAGGATTAAATCCTAACGAATTTCTCAAAAAAGACCAGAGATGGAATTCAGACTCTTTATCTCCGGAAATATTTAACGCTAGTGCCAACCTTGAAGGGCCTGGAATGGGCGGCTGGACTACGCACGTTACAAAAGGTAGTGATGCACAGAAAAGTGCGTTAAAGGCGATGGCTGATCAATATATGACTCAAGCTAACGGTGCTTCCTTTACTCCTTTCGACGTCAATACAGTTCCTTCCGATGGAACATTTAGTCAAGGTAATACAACTCCGTTTAAATCTCAAATCAATAGAAGTGCAGCTTTAGGTGATGTTCAAAATGCTATTGGAGATGGTAATAGAAAATCAACATTTGGATTAGCACAATCTGGTATTAACATGCAGCCAGAAATAGGAATTACTCAGGACAAGGCAGGAGTAAAACCAGCAAGACCTTTAGAAGAAGGGAATGCTCCTAAGAAGATGAACGACTTTGTTGCTGCTTTAAATCTCGAGAAAGAGACACCAACTGGACTAACTAACTACAACGCTCCTAATGCAGCAAAGTTCCTAGAGGAGCAGAAGTTTTTCTTAGATAAAAAGGCTAAAGGTAAATCTAAACACCATGTTGGTGAGCCTTGGAAAGAGCCTAGCCTCGAAGGCAGGCCTAAAAGGGGTGGTAGAGGTAAAGAATTTGAAGGAGGTAATGCAGGATCAGATTGGTGGTATAGCCCAGAAGTTGGGGGTAGAGGTAAAGAGCCTGTCGCAGAAGGGAGGCCTAAAAAGACAAAAGGCAACCGCAGAGATAGTCAGCAGTGGCCGCCAAAAACAACAATGGGTGGAGGTATAGGTTAATGTCATTCGCTACTCCTGACGGACAAAGTGGTCAACGACCTAGGAAGAAATCAGGAAGCATGGTTCCCGATCATCTGAAACATCGTTCTGGACCAGTCAGGGCAACGAGGTATAACGAGTGGTACGAGAATACCCCTCAGATACGTAAAACTGCTCGAGACCTATCTGCTAGTAGAGGCGGGGTTCCTAATAATCCGATGAATGTTGAATCATTCAGACCTGCAGACGACACAGTAGTGAGAACGAATGTATATAGAGATGCAGAACAAGTAGGAACACAAGAGGGACCTGTCAGAACTAAACCAGATCAAACAGGTGGTCGTTTCAAGCCCCCTCATATAAGGAAAGAGAGGGAAGGGAAGATCAAACCAAACAAAGAACAGAAAGGAACAAGGATGGCTCCAGGCCCCTTAGGTTCTGGACCACAGAGAAATGTTGCTCCTGAACCCAATGGTTTCGAGGGCTTCGAGAGCTTTGAGACTCCGTTCTTTTAGTTTCTTTAAAATCTAATTAGATGAGGTATTAACTTGGCTGCCAGTAGTACAAACAAGATGCCGCTGTTGATAGACAGACCGCTGCATTCTTTCGCAAGCATAGGAGGCACGGCTGCATTGTCGACAGCTTCCAATTACAACACCGTTACAGGTAACGGATGTGTGTTATTAGTCGATTGCACTTCTAACGATGGTGCAGTGGTAGATAGTATATCGGTCGTAGCTACTGAAGCTAGTACTCAGATTACTGGTAGTGCTGCTGTTGAAGTTTTAGTCTTTTTGAGCCTAGCCACAACAACTGCAACAATAACCACTCCCT